TCTGCCATTAAAGCGCGTCCACCAACAAGATTGGCATCAATTAATGCTTGACCGAATCGGTCTGGGTTTGCTGATCCAGAAATAAGTTTATTTCCACCAACAACTACACCAAGATTATCTTGATTCTCTTCAACGTGTTTAAAGATTTGAGTAACGCTATTTTCTTTTCCAGCACGAGCGTCAGCAAGATCATCGGATATTTTTATAATACCTTCTGCGCCCTTATTGTTTCTAGAAAGTCTTGAAATAGCATTAAGTTTTGCTAATTTTCCACCAACAAGTAGGGGGTCGGCAAAGTTAAATCCAAAGTCAGCAATTCCAGAAAAGAATTGTGCAGAACCAGAACTAAAATAAGAATTTACTTCTTGTGGATTTGACCAATCAATTTTTTCGGTACCAATTTTTTTATTTGTAAATCCACCAGCAAATTGACCAAGTAGGGCAACTAATGCACGACCTGGGGAAATAGCACGTCGCCACTCTTCACCGGGATTATCAGAAACACTAGCCATTGAATCTTTGCGAGCACCAAAGTAAAGATCATGAATATTTTCATTTTGATTCTGTCTACGATATTCTGTATTAGCCATAAGTAAACCAGCAGAAATTGCTGGAGCAACTACGTTACGATATGGTCTTGATATGTATTCTAAAGCACTAAATACTGGCTTAGCCTTTTCAAGAGCACTAATACCTATATCAGACTCAACTGCAGAGGTTAGTTTCTCTCCAATTTGTCCTTTGGCTTGTTCAAACTTATTATTAGGATCATCAATAAAATTAGTTACTGGATTTGAAAAAGACACTACTCTTCTCCAATTCGTTGACCATCATTTAATGAAACAAGTTCATTTAAAAATTGATTGCGGTCATCTTCTGACTGCCAATCAATTGATGCAAAAGGTAATATGACTTGAGCATTCTGCTCACCAAATACATTGGTAAATGCTGCAATATGTTTTGCTAAAAGCATTAAGAGCCTTTCGCAATAGTCTTTGTATATTCCCAGAAACGACGAAATGCTTCAGGTGCATCTGGTTGCGCTGCCATTGTATCAAGTCTATCTGCATAAGAACGAAGCATTGAGTATTTTTCAGGAATCTGTGGTTCAGGGGTAGCACCAGGACCAAATGGAAAACCATCGGTTACTGGATTGCTATTCTGTGATGGTTCAAAAAGACCAACTACTGGTGTTGTACTAATGCTTGGTGGTGCTGATGGCATTCCACTAGAGGATTTAGTTCCCTTAGGCATTGGAGCACCAGAAAGTATTTCTTGGTTTGCTTTACGACTTCCATATGTTCCACCACTTGGAATCATATCTGTTCGTTGCGAAAGTTTTCCAGGACCGGAAACTGCCATGGACTGTGTATTCACTCGCTGTGGGCGGTAGCCTCCACTTGGCATGTCATTCTCCTCGTCTGATTATCTGGATTTTTCCTCCAGAGTTAATATCAAGTTTAATTGCAATCTTCATTGCTTCTTCTACTGTAGCACCAGCAAATAATGCGCCAAGTGCCCAGTTACCACCAGTTCCAATAGAGTACATTTTACTGTCACTTCTAAGAACTGAATAGTCTTCACAAATATAAAATAGTTTATTTTTTAAACCAACCAGGAATACTGCACCTTCATCTTCCTTTAAGGTGTATCCTGTTTCTTCATGCGCTTTACGCATTGATGGTATAAACTTACATACCATAAACTTGTACAAGTTTGTACCATCATATGCTGGTGGCTCCCAACCATATGTTATTATATCACAATAACGGCTAGTTCCTGCACCACATATAACATAATCGCCAACTTCAACGATCTTTGGAACATCTCTGCTTATGTATGGTCTTTCACCTTCGGTAGTCTGACTATCTGCGGCTATAGTAAAACCAGTTTTGGTTTCAACGCCAACAATAGTAGTCATATTATTTACCCTTTGGTTTTGTCTTTCCGAACTGTACGCCGTGAATTACGCCGCCGCCCTTACTTGCTCTTTGCTTGTTTATTGCAGCCTTTTTCTTAATTGTTTCTTTATTCGCTGCGCTTTTGCTTTTTACGGCTTTAGCAAGATTTCTGTCTTGTCTCATTTGTTTAGCAAGGTCTGCTTGTAGTTTTGTTCTACGACTTGCAGTTACAAAGTTTTGAACACCTTTTGGATTTAATGGTTTGTTTGCCATTACATTCCACCACCCATACCGGCTAGAATCTGCTCAAGACCCATAGATGGTTGACCACTAGGCATTCCTTCTTCAGGCATAGTTTCTTCAGCAGGTGAAGCAGACATACCAGGAGGCATACCCTCAGGCATTCCACCCATTGCTGCCATCATTTGATCAGGAGGCATAGGTGCAGGCGCAGGAGGGGCTACAGGGGCAGGAGGAGGGAATGCTTTAGATACGGCATCTTCAATGTTAGTTCCATTGCGACGCTCTTTAATAACTTCAGCAATCTTAAGAATAAGTTCAGATGGATCTTGACCCTGTGTTGCCATCTGTGGAATTGCTTGTGCGGTAGCGGATAATGATTGCGCAAGAGAATCTCGCATCTTTTCAACATCAATGCGCTCTTGTTCACCAGAGACATTCATTGTCCAAGGTAGTTCGCGCATTACAAAGTCGCGCGATACAAGTCCTGCTTGCAAAGCCTGTAAGGAGAAAATAAGAGCACGGTTAGGATCAAGTCCAGCCATAAGACCATAGCGTACCTGAATTGTGTAATCTCCAGATATATCCTTTGATGGTTGGTATTCAATTTCGTAAGAAGCACCGGAATGTGTTCCAGTAATCTTCTTTACCTTATTGAATAAACGCTCATCCATTTCAAAAGCTAAACCTAGGACTTCTTCAAATGCCTCAGAAAGGATTTGTTGTCCAGCCTTAACTTGGGTATCAAACCCACCAAGGAGTGCTTGTACTCCGGAACCAGTAATGATGTTTGCATCAATGTTTCCTGAGCGTCCTTCTGGGTATCGTGCACCCATACGGATTTCTTTTTCAAGAACTTGTTGTTCAGTGAAAGCGGCGGTAGGAAGTTCTAGTCCTACCCGTCGGATTCCTTGTGGGTTTGACGATCGTAGAATAGAGTCTGGTCCAAATGCAAACTCTTGGACATCGTTAGGAACAGCGAATGGAGCGTTAACGGATTTTTCTGCTGCGTCCATTGCAAGAGAGGCAAATCTCGATCTAGCAATTTGTGGGAAAATAACATCGTCAAACTGTCCTCGTGGATCTTCTGGATCAATTCCTGGACGACGTGCAACATAAACCATTAACTTGCCAAGAGGGTTATTTGCCTTGAGTAATGGTAGGTTGTCGCGTTCTGGTAAGAAAAGAACTACTTGGTCCTTATCCTCATAACGGATCATTTCCATAATTGAGTTAAGGTCTTTACCTACGCGACCATCGCGACCTAGGATTTGGGTCTCGTATTCCGGGAACTCTACAATAAGTTCACGAAGTGTCTTACGATACCTTTTGGTATATGACACGATTCTGCCGTAGCGGTCAAACTCTGGGTAAGCACCCAGTGGGTTTTCCACGCGAATTCGTGGCATAAGATTTTCAAAGTCTGGTTCAATGATAATTGGCAAGAAGCCATATGTTAGATACCAGTCTGCACCAACATACATTTGAGTCTGTAGACGACTATGCTGTACGTAGTTATTTGCAATAATAGAACGCTTATCAGCCTTCTTTTTAGAGCGATCATTGTTTACATTAACTGTTGAGCAGTTAAATGAAGGTAGGGGGGCTAAAACTTCTGAGATATCACGGGCTGCAACATCAATAAAGTTAGCAACCATTGACTTACTGGCACCTTCAGGGAACATATCGGGTGCGACAGCATCAATGTTGCCACGACGTACATCTAGAACAATGCTCATTCGGCTATCTCGTTCAAAGTAGCGTTGCTTGAGAACTTCTACCTTGTCTGAAATCTGTTCAACTGTTAACATCAAAATCCTTAAAAGAAAATTACTTCTCGTTGTTCGGCAAGATCGTCAAGATTAACAACCATACGGTTATTTGCTTGCCTTCTTGTAATATATCTATTATCCATGTGGTGTCGCACGTTACTTCCTGCGCGAACCATTTCTTGTGCTCTAATTTCACAGAACCACAAAGCCATAACAAGGTCGGTTGGACCTTTGGTATCGGCTTTCCAGGTAATTAACTGATTAACTAAAGCCTTTGTATGTTCATTTACGTTATCTGGTAGTTCAAGAAGGTTATCTTCTTGGAATTTACCATCTCTTAGGGTACCCATTAGTTGCGACATAGCCGCTACACCAAATGCAGTATCCCATTTGTTCTTACCTGTAAAGTGTTCACTAAAACGGACACCTCGGGAAGCCAACCATTGACGAAATTCGGTGTCAAGGGCATAATGTTTCTGGTGTGCGTTGATTTCAATGCGTATTTCTACTGGATGATAGCGATCAACCCAGTCTTCAATGAGGGAACGTATCTTCTGTGGGGTCGGATCGCCCATATTGTAGCAATCTAGGATCATGCGCTCACCAGTATCCCTATCAACGGCATACATAATGGCTGCGGTCTTACCTGCCATAGCAGGGTCTAGACCCATAATGATAGTCCAATGACCGCCTGATGGATGACCTGGGGCTCCAGGACGGATAGGTCCAGGCTTGCGCATACGATTGATGCACCCATTGACCACTAGCGGTGGAAACACCGCGTCTTCCTCAACGTCCTGCTGCTGGTATACCAGAGCCCACGTGGAAGCGGATACCTCGCCACGTCGCCTGTATAACTGTCGTCCATTCCACTTAGGGTATAACCCATCTTCATCTGGAAGGGTTTCATCTTCACCGTCCCAAGGGCGGTCAGAGGCTTCCCACAGAGTTACCCAGTCTTCTGGTTCATCTGCAAACTCTAATACGGCAGGCATACATAAGTAAGTGAATGGAGAGCGTCCCTGGGCCCAATGGTCTGGGTTGCGGAGTTCTTTATAAAAGTCTACGGACGATACGCGCGTACCAGCAATGATGAGTTTTCCGTTTTTACCTAGGCGGGTAACAACCATCTTCTGCAACCAGTTCATCTGTTTTTCCCACTCATGGGCGTTACTGGTTGTGACAATATCATCCAAGATGATAAGGTCCGCACGGGTACCATAAATCTGCTGTCCAATACCCAAGGCTTGAACAGTAGGGTCCTTTTCCCCCGATGATCTTTCGAGGTAGATACGGTCCTGGGTCCACTGGTCTGCAGTAGCCTTGTAGCCCTCTGAAGGACCGTACACTTGCTGTAACTTAGCCCATTGGGGTTCAGTTAAGCGTTGTTTAATAGAATAAAGGAATTCTTTGGCGCGTGTCTGTGTTTGGGATGCTATAACGATACGTACGTTAGGATCCATACAAATACGGTACACGGCGTAATTAACCGTTAATACGGTGGATTTAGCGTGTTCAGGGGGTACGTTTACTAGAAGGCGGTTGGGGTCAGATAATTCATAAACCATGGACTCATGGAGCCATGATGGTTCATAACCTTCTAGAATATCTATCCAGTCCTGTTGATGAGGGAATACCTTCATATTTAGGAACTCTTCAGAAAACGTAGCAAAATCAATGGTATATTTAGAAGTAGAGTCCAGAGACGCTACAATTGAATTGGATCCAATAGTCGCGGCTTCCTCAAGGGATGCTGCGAACTTATTATCAGAAAGCCACTCTTTTAGGGCTTCTGGCTTACGACCTACAATAGCAATAGCCTCTGTAGCAGTAATACCTTCGGAGACTAGTTCTAGTAGTCTTTTCTGGTCCGCGGCTTGCTTAACACGCGTATGATGCATTGCACCGCTTTTTGCCGCCACCGGAACACCTCTCAAACAACAACTATAACAACAAGGCAGTCAACAAAGACTGCCGTAATAAAAACCCTACATATATACTAACCCCATTACAAGAGACCCCGTAACGATCCGTTACCAAAATAATATAAAAATATTTTAAAAACCCTTAAAAACAAGCAAATCTGAAAAAGGGGCATAACCAAACAACCTGCAAAAATCTAAACCAGAGTAATTATATGAGCCCCAGCCCCTTTTTAACCATTGGTGGGGTCAAATCCCACACCAATCCTTGTTGCTTACTGTCTGGTCCGTTCGTTTTCGCACCCCCCCCAACCCCCCCCTGCCCATGTTGCAGATAAACAACCAATTATACAAAAAGA